AAGAATACCTGAAAATCTCAAGGAAATCACATTAGGGCAGTATCAGAAGTATTTAAAAATTGAGAAAGAAAATAAGGATGAAACCTTTGTTGCTCAAAAGATGATTGAGATATTTTGTAACACTAGGCTAGACTATGTTATGAAAATGAGATGGAGAGATGTAAATGAAATAGTAACAGATTTAGGAGTTATGTTTGAAGAAGATCAGAAGCTCCAAAAGCAATTCACATTAAATGGTACTAATTATGGTTTTATACCTAATCTAGATGAAATATCATTTGGTGAGTTTGTAGACCTAGACACATATCTATCAGACTGGGATCAGATGCATAAAGCTATGCAAGTCCTATACAGACCTGTTGATATAAGTGTAAGAGGAAGATACAATATAAAAGAGTATACTGCTATAACTGATGACACTATGAAAGAGATGCCTCTTGCTTATGCATTAGGTGCAGTTTTTTTTTTTATTGAATTTAGGGAAAGAGTTATCACAAACTATGATGGATTATTTGCAGAGGGGAGTTCTGAAGGAGCATACACCTCTGAAGGAGGGTTTAATAGAAAATGGGGTTGGTATACATCATTTTACCAAGCAGCTCAAGGAGATGTTAGGAGATTTGAACATATCTCAGAACTTGGGCTCCATAAAGTCTTGATGTATTTAGAATTTGTAAATGAAAAACAAACATTAGAGAATCAGAGAATAAAAAGAAAATATGGCAACAGATAATTCACAAAGAGGGTTTTACTTAGTAGTTGAGGCAGTTAAAAATGAACTGATAAATAATCAAAGTATAAAGACAATGACATTTGGTGATTTGTCAGATATTGATTTACAGAAACAAACTATGTTTCCTCTTGCACACATGATAGTAGATAGTGTAACACATGCAGAAAAAACAATGCAGTTTAGTTTTACTATTCTAACAATGGATCAGATAGACACTACAAAAGAATATGTTAATGACTTGTTTTTAGGTAATAATAATACTCATGATATTCTAAATACACAACTAGCAGTTTCTAATAGATTAGTTACTAGACTTAGAAAAGGACAGTTATTTGAGGATGGGTATCAACTTGTAGGAGATGCAACATGTGAGCCATTTTTTGATAGATTTGAGAATGTACTAGCAGGATGGGCAACAACATTTACAGTAGAAATATTTAATGACTTAGATTATTGCTAATGACTTTTAAAGAAACACAAAAGGTATTGAATGACTTTGTAGATGATGTTGTAAGAGCAGCAAAATCTAATCTTAGAAAAAAGAAAGCATCAGGTAAGCTACAAAGATCAGTAAAAGGAGAAGCTAAAGTAAATCCAAATTCTTTTGAAATGACATTTGAAATGGAGCCATATGGAGCTTATGTAGATGCAGGTGTAGATGGAAAGAAAACAAAGTATGGTAAAAGAAAAGCAGGTTTACCTACATATAGGTATACTAATAAAATGCCACCTCCTAAATCATTAGATAAGTGGGTTGTAAAGAAAGGATTAGCACCTAGAAATAAAGGTAGATTTGCAGGTAGGTCAATTAGTAGTGTAGGATTTAAACAGTCTATAACATTTCTAATTGCTAGATCTATATTTATGAAAGGTCTAGAGCCTACTTACTTCTTTACAGATGCATTTGAAGCAGCATATAAGAAACTACCAAAAGAATTTATAGACAAGTATGAATTAGACATTGACAACTTTTTAAAATTTACAACAAAATAATGGCAACATATTTAGCAAGACTTAGATCTCCCTTCTTTATAAATGAGACTGCAACAGTTACAGTAGGATCAGCAGACCTCACTATTAGAATAAACAACTCAGATGTATATGTAATATCAAAAGACACTACAAGTAACTCAATATCTTTAGAAGTATCAGAACTTATAAGAGACTACTTAAATCCTACATGGGATGGTGTGTTTCCTTATTCATCTTCTACACTATCTAGTCTTACTGTAACAGCTACTATTTCTGTTGATTTTTTCACAAACAACAAAGTAACAAGAGCAGCTAATTCATTAGCAGGTAATCCTGATACACCAGTTCAATCTATAACACCACATACATTATATGGGTTTGATGCTTATTCAGAATATTTAGAAGGAGTAAACTATCAATTATCAACAGGTCAAATGCTACAAAATGCAACTACAATGTATTTGCCTTTAACAGGTGATGCATATATACCAATTGAATCATCAAATGCTGTTTCTTATTTTACAGTTGCAGATACTGTAACAGATGGAAGTATTGTAAATCCTGTTGCAGGAATAGATGTAACAATTAGAAGAATATGTGAGCCTATATATAATATTGTTAAAATTATATTTATGAATAAGTTTGGAGCTTTACAAGAGTTCTATTTTAACAAAAAAAGCACAATAAGTTTTTCAGCAACTCAAGAAAATTATGAATCTATGTTATTGTCAGCTAATACATATTCAACAACAGATCATCAGAAGTATGTCTATAATAAACAGGCAAAAGAATCAATACAATTGAATACAGGATATATTGATGAAGGTCAATTTGAAACTATAAAGCAATTAATGTTATCTGAACAAGTGTGGGCAAAAATAGATACACAAGTATATCCAGTAAATGTAAACACAAGTTCTTTAACAAAGAAAACCAAAACAAATGATAAGCTAGTAAACTACACTTTAGAAATGGAGTTTGCATATGATGTAATTAATAGTGTAAGATAATGAGTAAATTTCAACTTTACATTGGCAATCAAAGAGTAGAGCTATATGATGATGAGCCAGTAAATTTAACAGAAACTATACAAAACATTAGGGATATATCTAAAGTCTTTACAGACTTCTCTAAACAATTCTCAATACCTGCAAGTTCAGAAAACAATAAAATATTCAAACACTATTATAGATTCAACTTAGCACATGGTTATACATTTGATGCTAGGAAAAAAGTAAGTGCTAGAATAGAATTAAACACAATACCATATAAAGAAGGAAAGTTAGCACTTGAAGGAGTAGATCTAGAAAATGGTAGACCTAAATCATATAGAGTTACTTTCTTTGGAAGTACAGTAAACTTAAAAGATGTATTAGGAGAAGATGAAATAAACTCACTTACATGGTTATCTAATTTTAACACTATTTATAGTGAAGCAGAAATAGAAAACACATTAATTAGTTCAACAGGTAGAACATTTACTGTAGATTCAATACAATATCAATCAGCTTTAATTGTCCCTTTAATATCTAATACAGTTAGACTGTTTTATGATTCTACTATTGAAGTGCCTTATCAAAATGCAGATGGTTCAGATAATGTAGAGTTAGGTGGTAATTTATATCCAACAAATAAAGGATCTGAAACTACAGATGATGTTCATGGTGTGTATTTTGAAGATCTTACATATGCAGTTAAAGTTCATTTAATTGTAAAAGCAATAGAAGAACAATATGATGAGATAACTTTTAGTGATGATTTCTTTGATTTAACTAATGGTCCTGAGGCATATAAAAACTTATACATGTTATGTTTAAGAAAAGAAGGTAGACCATTTGAAGACATGGGAGTAGGAGAAAAACTAATTACAGGATTTCCTACAACAGTAAACAATTATATAGCTGTAAGTTATGAAGCAGTTAGAATTTACAATTTAAATCCTAATCAAGTAGTTGTAGGTACTTGGACA